CGACTTACGCCGCCAAAGGCGGCACGTCGGCATTCACCCTGTTTCGACCATTTGGCGAGACGCGCGAAGCGTCGAGCCACCACGCCCCGCCGGGCCAGTAGCTAAGGAACACGCGGCGCAAGCCAGCGCTGGAGCCGTACCAGAGGCTGCCGAAAACCAGGACTTCATACGTATCGGTTTTCTTACCGCCGTAGTACCAAATGCCGTCACCGACACCTGCGCCGGTAGAGCCGCCGGTACCGTAAGGCACCAGAGAGCCCTTGACCTTGACCATAGCGGAGGGATACATCTCGCCATCCGCAGCCTTGATCGGCAGCGTGAAGATCTTGGTGTAGTCGGAGGTAACGGAGGTGGCGGACTTGGACGTGTCCTCGACAAGGTAGTAGCCGTAGCCATCGTCCTCGCCCTTGACGAGCTGATCGCCGAGAATCTCCCAAGCGCCGAGCATGACCTCGATGCCCTGGATGGTGAAGGGCTCACGCCCGGACTTGTTGTCGTAAGGCGAGCCATCGCCGACGATGCCGACGGTCGCGCCGGGATTCCAAGGAGCCGTGGAGACGAGCTGACCGACCTCGGTCGAGATGTTGCCGCAGTCGAGCGTCAACACGACGTTGTCGCCATCGACGGTTTTCTTGACGATGTTGGCCTGATCCGCGATGTCAAAGGCATCGGCATTGCCTCGATCTCGACCGGCAACCTTGGTGGTGCCAACCATGACGGCGGAGCCGATGGGCCACTTGTCGGCGACGGTCTTGGCGATGGTGACGGTAGGTGCACCTGTGCCTGCCACCGTGACGGGCGTCTGCTCGGTATGGTTCGAGCAGCCCGCGAAATTGGCCTGACTCGACTTGTGAGCGTACTTGAGAAGATTCATCTCGTAGAGATAGTCGTAGTCGGCGGCGGTGTAGCCACTGTACTCGCTGCCCTTCTTCTTTGCTGCCTCATTCATCGAGTTGTGCGAGCAGCTGCGGGTCCAGAGCTTGGCGCCGGCGACGGAGCAGGGCTTACCGGCGGAATCCTTGGATGCCCCGAATGCAGCACGGCACATGAATGGCTCGAGCGTGCCGTCGATTCGCAGCGAGCGGTCCTCAGGCACGTAGCCAACGTGGGGACGGTCGGAGCAGGCAACACGGTACTTTCCGTCAACGATGCCATGGAACACATAGCGCACGGGAGCGAGGGCGAAAACGTCTCGACCGTCCGTATAGGAAAAGTTGCCAAAGGAGCGCATGCCGGTGATATGCCAGGCACCGGCATTGTCCTTGTATCCGTTGACGTGCTCGTAGCGGAACGGACCGACGCCGGCGTAAGGGTCGGTGCCGGGCTTGAGCAGCGTGGACGGCACCGGGTTGGCAATGTCGGCATTGGCGAGGCTCTTGGTGAGCGTCTGGACGGCATCGAGCGTCTGGTCGACGGCGTAAATCTTGCCGTCGCTTTCCGAGCTCAGCCATCGCAGGATGGACTTCACCGTGAATTCGCCCTTGGCGGCATCCCACTCGGGGTAAGGAGCAGGTGCGACATTCAAACTCAGGATGGCATCGGCGACAGTGCCAAAGCCCTTCTCAAATGTGTCGTTTGCTGGAAAGATATGATCCATTTAGTCCCCCTTGACAGTCGTATCGACGATGACAGGCCATGTGTCGCCGTTCTCATCGGTAATGCGCTTGAAATACATGCTCTTGTCAGCGGAAATGGAGCCTCGTGCCTCATCTGCTGCGAGTCGGGCGTCGGCGGCGGCGTCCTTCGTCTCCTTAATCGCGGCGGCGGCGCTGTCCGCCGATTTGCCGGCGGCAATGGCGCTCGCGTCGGCGGACTGCTTCGACTGATCAGCAGCCTCGGCAGATGCGGTCGCATCGTCGCGAGCGGCCTTGACAGCTGCGGTCGCAGCCGAGAGCTTCTCCGACATCTCCATAAAGGAGGTCTCGCGCTCGGTCTCGTTGGCGGCGCGCTGTTTCTCAGCCTCGTCGCGCTTGGTCTCGGCGGCGTTGCGTGCCTGCTCGTCGGCCTTCGCCTGCTCCAAGATCGGAATGTAGACCGTCGCCTGCTGACCACCGATCTCGGCGCTTTGTAGGACCTTGACCAAGCACGATTCAGTCGTGTCGAGATAATCGTCCCCCTTGTAAATCTCGTAATACCAATGCGCGAGCCCGGCATCGGTCGATATCTCAGCAGGCAGCAGGTGGCGCACCATTCCGTCGGTTGCCTTGACAATCTCGACCTCAGTCGGGCCAACGAGTTGACCAGCACCGGTGGTGCCGACGAACCGCACGGTGCAGCCGGTGAGGTCGTATGGTGCGCCCTTAGAGACAATACTGACCGTGAGCTCGCGGTTTCCGCGCTCACCGCGGCGCAGCGGGTCGATGCGCTGCTCCCTAAAGGCATTCTCGGGCTTTTTAGTATCGAATGTTAGCTCTTGAGCCATAACGCCCCTCTCTTTACTTGATTAGCTTTGCGATAGCGGCGCACTGCCCGCTCGACATGACGAGGACGAGGACGGTGTCCCCGACCTTGGCGTCGCAATAGCGCGAGCATGCGGTCAAGTTTTCGGCGGCGGAGAGACGCACCTGGTATGCGCCGTCCTTTACCGCCATGACCTTGCCGCGCACGTGGTAATCGGGCGAGCGCGCCGTCTGTCCGAGCCGCAAGGCGCGCTCGGCCTCGCGGACCATGCTGTCAGCCATGGTCTGGCCTCCTTTACGCTGCGATGACCTGACCGGTCACATCGACGAGCAGGTCGCGCCTGATGAATTCACGAATCTTGATGTTTGTCTCGGCAGTCGGCGTGCATGAGGTGTCGATTGAGGTGATCGCGCCTTGCCGCTTGAGCCCTGAGTAGAGCACGCCGGCGGCATCGTTGATTTCCACCGGCACGAGCAGTGTCTTGACCTTGGTGTACTGGATTTCGGAGCTGCCATCGAGCAACTTCTTTCGCGCGAGCGCCTTGAGGTTTTTAAGCCGCTCCTCCTGAGTCTCACCGTCGAGCTCGCTGACCTGCTCGACCGTTGAGTTCTCGCGCCATGAGCGCGACGGCAACGATGCCCTGCTCTCCGGGTCGATATTGCGAGCCTGGGCGACATACGTCTCATCATCAGTCTCATAAGTGAGCACGATGATGTTCGGAGTGTTTCTCCAATCGTTCTCGGACGAGATGCCCGGCATGAGCGTCGAGGTCTCGTCGTTGGCGAATGTCCAGGCGAGCTCGCGTGCGGTCGGCTCGACGTATGGCTTGAGGATAACCGTGCCGTAGGCATCCGTATCCGCTGAGCCGTAACCGGCGGCATCGAGCAGGTAGTTGACCACGTCGAGCAGTGAGTCATCTGGCGCGAACGTGTGGTCACAGCTCAGCAGATAGCTGGATGACTGGCAGTTGGTACGCAGGCCAGCACTGGTGATGATCTTGTTGGCGGCGTCGATGGCGTTGGTGCCAGCCGTGACCGTATATGGCACCTTGAGCTTGGTATCCGACAGCACCTTGAGAAGCGAATAGAGCTTCGCGCTGCCGGACTGCCGCACGCCTCCCCCATCGAGCGAGGCGTAGTCGGGCTCGTCAGATTCCACGAGGACAGTCGCGCGCCTCTGCTTGATCGTCTGACCGTTTCGGTCGCGGAAAGTGTAGATCAACGCAAGTGCGTCGACCTCATCGGGCGCGGTACCGAAATACTTGAGCGAGCCGGACGTCTTGAGCGTGTCGAATGCCGAGCGGTTGATGCTCGCGCTCTCGATGTTGTCGTAAAGCCCGAGCTCATCCCACGTTCCCCACTTGATACGGCGATAGAGCCATCCGGCATCATATCGAGCGCCGGTCCAATCGGCCATCAGACCTCGCCTCCGTCGACTCTCGTGATGGATACCGAGACCGAGGCGCTGTAATCCTCGAAGCCGTCGTACTCCTCATCGATTTTGGCCGAAGCGGAGCAGTGGAAAACGTCACCCGACAGGCCCTTGTATATCTTGTCACCGGAGGCGAAGGTCATGCTCTCGAATGCGCGCGCCTGATCGCGCGATTCGACCCATCCTGAAAACTCAATCTTGAGCGAGCGTTGACGCGATTGGACGAGCAATGGCCACGTCCTGCCATCGAGCTCGACAATCTCATCGGACGGGCGCGTCGGTGTGCGCGAGCCGGATGGCTCCCACATCGCCTGGGCGATACCGCCGTCGTAGATGATGAACCACCACGGCGTCTCGATGATGCCGGTCGCGGTCGAGGTGTTGACGGCGCCGGTGCCGGAGGTCGTGACGGACTCATAGGTGTACTCGATGTTGAGCGGAGCGAAGCGGTCGATGACCTCGGCACCGTCGCTCATATCCGAGCCGATCTTGATGCGACCGGTCTCGGTCACACGGTAGAGGTCGAGGCGCACAGCAGTGGCGAGCTCGCTGTCGCGAGAGAGCCTGACCTGCACGGTCGCGCATCCGGTAGACGGGTCCGTCTCGACGAAGATATTGCCGCTCTGAGGCAGGCGAAACTTGGTCGTGACGGTGCGCCTTGTGGTCGCCGTGAGCGACGAGGTCGATCGTGACGCGACGTTGATGACGTAGGTCTCGCCGTCGACCGGAACCCATTCGTCGGTCGTGATGGTGGTCGCGAGGGACTTGCCGAGCGACTTGGTAAAGACCGTCTCGTCGCCGCGCATGATTGTGAGCGTCGATGCCTGCACGGTGCCCGACTGGTCGATATACGTCAGCTTTACCGAGATCGGCACGTCGGTGATGACGAAGCCGTCAGCTGGCTGCTCGATGACCACGGTCGGACGCTGGCGCACGGTAAAGGTGCGGTTGGCCGACCATGGACCGAAATTGTCATCTGCGCCCTTGGTACGGACGCGCCACACGACCTGCTGATTGACGCCATAGACGTTTGTCTTGACGATTGTGCTCTGGTTGCCGGTGACTTCATCGACCGTCCAAGTGCCGCCACCGTCGGTGCTGATGGCGAGCTCTGCCTTTTGCTGATCCGATCCGTCGTAGGGATTGTGGCGCCACTGGTATGCGACCGTCGGCTCATTTGAAGCGATGACGCCGGTTGACGCCGGCAACACAAGTGTCGGCGCCATCGGCGGGCAGATCGTCACGACCGAATCGGACTCGGCCCACTCACTGTCGAGGTGCAGACGTTTGTTTCGAGCGCGTAATTTGAAGGTGCCGCCGCCGAGGTCGACATCGAAGGTCTTTACGAGGCCGTCGACGTAGGTCGACTCGCCCCAATCACCCCATCCGGTACTCCCCTGCTTGCACGTCTGATACTCGAGCGAGGTGGCCGTGTTGGAGTTGTTGTCGAGCACGGCGGTGACGATCGTGCTGCTCTTGCGCGCGACCGAGACGAATCTCGGAGGCGCAGGCGTGTTGTAGATTGGCCCGGCATACTGGTAGTCTGGCGCGGAGCTGTTGTAGTTGTTGGGTATCACTCGCCACTCATAAGAGTGGTCCGGTGCGGTCGATGCCGTCCAGGACGTCGGTGAGTTGGTGAGGTCGGCTACATTCGACCATGCACCGCCGTCGATGCGCTGGTCGATGTAGATGTGCCTGTAGGGACGGGCGGCATGGGCGTTGTTCCCCCACGACAGCTTCGCGGAGCTGTCCGATTGGCGCTCGACCTTGAGACCGGCGATGTTGTAAGGCTGCCATTCCGGCGCGCTGACCGTCTCGACGCCATCGACCGATGACTTGTGATAAGCGCCTGAGTATGAGGTGTAGTCCGCAGAAATGCTCGAGCGCGCCGTGTATCCGTAGCCCGGGTCTCCCCAGTCGCACCACCCAGTGTCCGCATAGACTCCTTGGCCGTAGAGCCTGACGGTCTGTCCCCAGCTCGTCTTGAGCACCGTGCCATTGAATGCCGAGCCAGCTGAGACTTCGACGTAATAGCGCGCCTGGACATGGACGTTATCGTCACGGTAGTTGCTGAAGCTGTATGCGACTACGACTCGGAACTTTGCGCCTGGACCAGCCCAATTGCCGTAATAGTATCCCATGCGCTACCTTCCGTTGGCGGTCATAGCCTGGTCGATGGCGCCAAAAACCTTGTATGCGATCGCATCCGCGATCTCATCGGCGTCGCCGTCGGCGTAGACGGTAATCTGCAAGTTGTTGGTCGAAGATGCGGCAGCATGGCGCTCAAAGGTGTCCTCGATGAATCCGCGGAGGATCGAGAGCGGCAGCACGGCCTCGGGGCCTGCCTCGCCGCCGACCATGGCGCGGTCGCCGTTGAATCCGAAAAACGTCGGCCTGGTCAGGATGCCGCCCTTGGCATACCACTCGACGCTGATTTTCGGCGTCCTCGGCGGGACGATCGAGAAATCACCGCTGATGGAAAAGTGCGGCAGGTTGATATGTGGCAGTTGCAGCCTGCAACCGCTAAAAAATCCCGAAATCGCATTTAGCGCGCCCGACACGGTAGACTTCGCGGCGCCGAGCTTATCGGAAAAGAAATTAACGACCCCCTGTAGGGCCCCGCTCACGATTGAGGTGATCGCATTAAACTGCCCAAAAAAAACGGAAACCACAGAGCCAAGAATTCCGCCGATCGCACCAGCAAGGCCATTTAAAATTCCAGACGCGATAGAGGACAGACCATTTAAAATCGTCTGCACGCCATTTTGTGCCATCGTGAAATTTCCGGTAAAAATACCGACAATTACGCCAAGAACGGTATCAATTACACCTTGGACAACGGCCATCCCACCGGTTATGACCTGTAGCAGGCCGGAGGCAAAAGCCGTGGCGCCAGAGACGATAAAACCGAATCCGGTGATGTATCCGTCGACCAAAGATTGAAGCGCCGGCAACAGGCCGGTCGTGAAAAACACCGACAGAGCATCGAGCACCGGCTGGATTTGCGCGACCGCCTGCGAAATCGTGTCGCAAATCTGCTGCCAAATCCCCATGACCGTGTTGCGGAAACTGTCATTGGTATTCCACAGGTAGACGAGCGCAGCTGTCGCGGCGGCGATGGCGATTGCGACAAGCCCGATCGGCGAGAGCAGGAAACTGACCGCACCTCCGAGCGCGGTCACACCGCCGGACACGGCGCCAAGAATCGGCACGATGTTCGCGCCGATGGCAAATGCCGCGATACCGGCGGCACCGCCAGCCACGGCAGGCGCGATCTGGTCGAAGTTGTCGATGAGCGTGCCGATTGCCGGGACCACGTCGTTGCTGATGGTCTGGACCGACTCGCGCAAAGGCTCCTTGAATTTGTCGTAGAGCTTGAGGCCGACTTCCTCGAGCGCCGAGTCGAGATTGCTCAGGTCGCCGGCGAGATTGTCGGTCATGGTCGCGGCCATGTCCTGAGCCGCGCCGTTGGAGTTGTACAGCTCGTCGCGGAAACTGCCGAGCTCGTCGGTGCCGGCGTTGAGGATGAGGTTGAGGCCCTTGATTGAGTCTGCGGTGAAGGTCGATTGCAGGGCACTCGCCTTTTCAGCGTCACCCATGCCATTCGTCGCACTCTCGACATCGCGCATGATGTCGACCATGTCGCGGTAGTTGCCGTTCGCATCCATCACGGCGATACTCGCATCGCCGATCTTTATGGCGCCGTCCGACATCTTCGCCGTCATGTCTCGCATAACGGCGTTGAGCGCGGTGCCGGCCTCGGAGCCCTTGAGGCCCTGATTGGACAGCTCGGAGATAAAGGCCGTCGTGGTCTGGACGTCCATGCCGGCGGCGTTGCAGTTTGCAGCGCAATTCTTAAATGCAGCGCCAAGCTGCTCGACGTTGGTATTGGCATTGCCCTGGGCGTACGCCAAAACATCCGTCATCGTGGCGGCATCGCTCGCCTGCATCGAGAAAGCCGACAGATAGTCGGTGAGCAGGTCGGATGCCGATGCGAGGTCCATCGAGCCTGCCTGCGCGAGCGTGAGCACACCGTTGATGCCGTCGAGTGACTGCTCGGTATCCCAGCCGGCAAGGGCCATGTAGCCGAATGCATCGGCTACCTGAGCTGCCGAAAATGTGGTCGTGCCTCCAAGCTCGCGTGACTTCGCCTCAAGGCGCTCCATATCATCGGCGCTCGCGCCGGAGAGTGCCTGAACGTTAGACAGCGACAGCTCGAAGGTTTTGCCGAGGTCGATGACCTCCTTGGCGGTGTCCTTTGCGCCCTGTGCGACGCGCGAGAGCGCATCGCTCGCAAGATTTGACAGCACGCCCTTGGCGACCGTGAAGCCGTCGTTGGCGCGGTCGGCTGAATTGGCGAGGTTGTCCTCCTCGCGCGCGAGCTCGGCTGCGGCGTCCTCGGCGGCGCGCATCTTGGACTCGTTTTGGCGAAGCTCGGAATTGAGCTCGCGGATGTTGCCCTCGAGCTCCTTGGCCTCGGTCGAGTCCTTACCCTTTGCGATGACGGCGTCGGCATATGCCGTCTGCAACTGTTTGAGCTTAGAGCGCTGCTCGTTGATCTTGTTGGACAGCTGCGTGTAGGCACTCTCGGCCTGCTGCTCGGCGTCGGCCTGCTTCTCAATCTCGGTGCTCGTCTGGCTGATGGCGGCGCGGACGTTCTGCTGCGCAGCTTTAGCCTGGTTGAGCTGGTTGGTGAGCTTCTGGGACGATGCTGAGTTCTCGCCAAAGGCGGCGTTAGATGCCTCGAGCTGTGAGGCGAGCGCATTGATCTTCTGCTGCAGCGTCTCGTCCTGCTGCTCTAGCAGCTTCTTCTTGCGCGTTAGTGCCTCGACCGAAGCGCCGGTGTTCTTCATCTGGGCAGCGTTCAGCTTGAGCTCGCCGCGGAGCGTTGTCATGGTCGAGTTGGCCGACTTGATGGCGGCGCGGAATTGCTCGGTCTCGGCCTTGAATTTGATTTCGACCGTGTTCTTGCTCGCCACTACTTCTTTGCCTCCTCTCGGAGCTTGTTCTCGACAGCCGCTTGCCAGAGGTCGTAGGCGTTTTTGTTCGCCATGACGCTCAACAGGAATGGGATGTCGGCGTTAAAAAAAATGTCCTCGGACATGCCGAGGACGAGGACGTAAAAGGCGTAGGCATCTTCAACGTCGGTAATTTCAAATTTCGGAGGTCGCGCGACCAGCTTGGATTTCTCCCTGGCGCCTAGTTCCCTTGCGCGCTTTCTGAACGGTTCTGAAAACGCGCCATCTTTTTTGGGGAAATCAGCTCCATCGCCGCCATCGTTACTGCTTCGACGTCGGCGGGTGCGACGGCGATAAACTCATCCTGCGTAAGAGCATCTGCGAGCGTGTTGTTGTCCTCGATGTACTGGCAGATGTATCCACAGTACACGATGTCGAGCATCTTGAGCACGTCATCGGCTGCTCCCGCCATGACCACGCCGCTGAACTTGGAATAAAGCTGCTTGTTGAGCGCTCGGAGCTTGATGAGCAGCCCCCACGAGATTGTGAGCTTGAGCTTTGTACCGTCACTCATCTCGATCTCGGTCGAGGCATTGATATTGCGCTTGGGCTTGGGCATTTCGCGTCCTCCATAAAGTCCGGGGCGCCAAAGGCGTCCCGGCATCTACTAGTTAATCTCCTGGACTAGGTCAGGGTCGACCTTGCGGATCTCGGCAAGGCGGTTTTCGGTGATGTTGAGCACATCACCGACGGCGTGCACGCGCTTTGAGCGACGGTCGATAAAGGCCTTTAGAACCTGGACTTTCAGCTTTTTGCTCGCCATCGCTACTCAGCCGCCTTGACGAGTTCCGGCGTGAAGCTCTCCATCCAGGCGCTCTTGACGTCCTCGGTGGCTTCATTGAGGTCGCACTCGTAATGTCCGAATCCGTTCTCATCAGGCGAGTATCCGATTTCGACCTCGAACTCGGCGACCTCCTCGGCACCGTTCTCGATTTTGGACGCGGGACCGGTGCTCATCACACAGACGGGCCATGCCTTGAGCTTCTCGTTCTCGTCCTCATCAAAGACTCGACCGGTCAACACGAATTCCGGGTGCACGGACGAGCGGCCATATGCAGTGACGCCCTGCTTGAGCTTGTCGGACTTCATGGCCATGAGTCTGTCGTAGAGGTCTCGGGGCATGTGCGCGGTCAGCTTGAGCGTGCCGCTACCGGTGCCGCGCGTGCGCTTCTTTGCGACCACGCCTCGGCACTTCTTCGTGACCTGGACAACTTCGGTCTCCTCCTCAAGGGAGCCGATGCACCCGATCGGGCACGTCTCGGTGCCGAGCTTCACGACGAGCTCGCGCACTTCGTATTCGGAAAAGACGGTCGTTTTGATTGCCATCTCAACTCCATTCGCTTGTAATTGCCTGCACGCAGCGCTCGACAATCCTCGGGATTACCGACTCGGCGCCGCGCTTGAAAAATTGCTGATTACCGGCATGCCTGTTGGTGTTACTGCCGTCATCAGGAAAGTAGAGATACTGATAGTTGCCCTTGGCGGCGACCGTCACGGCGAGATTCTCGTTCGTGCGGTATTCGGGCCAATCGGACGCCTTGGCCGATGTCTTGTGTCCCTTGAATGTCCTGCCGGACGCATGGATGAGCGGGTTGATGCCCCGGTAGACGACCGGTCCCGCCTCGTTGTGCAATACCTCGTTGATGGCTCGCTCGGCGTTGTCGGGATACTGCTGAGCCGCCACGGTGACGGCGGCAAAATCGGCCTCGCCGATAAATGCCCAACCGCTCACGACTTGACCGCCTTGACGAATCGGAGCGTCATCATCTCAACGACATCCTTTGTGCCTGGTTTGGTCGTGTAGTAGTAGCCAATGGCGGTGCCGTGGTCCAGGCGCATGCCCGGAATTGCGGTCATCGCGCCGATCACCTCGGCGGCAGCGCCATCCGGCACATAGCTCTCGCGGACCATTGCGACCGAATACACGTTCGTAAATCCGGTCAGGTTATCCTTCGCGCGGGTCTCCTCGCGCGAAAAGACCGTATAGTCCCACGGGTCGCTCTCGTGCAAACCGGCGGCGGTGCCGTAGAAAACGACATCGTCGACGGTCTCGAGCGCCTCGCGGATGCGATCGAGCGTGCTATCGGGCGTCGACATACGGCACTCCCCCCTCGAGATAGAGGTACACCTCGGTATTGGTCCTGTCGATGTGGGCGATACCGTAGATCGTGGCCCCGATGACCGCTTTCATCCCTGGCTTAACTGCCTTGATGTCGTGAGTGCAAATCTTTGCGCTGCACGTGAAGCCGAGGCGCTCGGAAACCTCATAGTCCTGGTCGCGCACCGAGCACGAGCGGAAGAATAGGCGCACGAGCGGGTCGAGGTCGTAAGGGACGCTCGAGTTGCGCTTTGCGCCGAAAGATGACGGCGTGCGGGTCTCGGTGTAGATCCCCACGACGCCGTCGCTATAACTCGGCAGAGGCCGCTTTTTGAGCATATTCCACCGCCAACCACCGGTCTCGGCACTTGGCGATCTTCTCGGCGTAGTTGACCTCGAAATCGTCGAGCGCGTCGTTCCACTCATAGAAGCAGTACGCGAGGAAAAGCGCCTGCTCGGTGCCTCCATCCTCGAAGGTAAATGAGTGCTCGGTGATGCCGAGCATGGAGCGGAGGTCGGAATCGGCCTGCTCCATGATCTCATCTATGCGCTCATTGACCTCATCGTCCCGATAGATCACGCGCAGCTTGCGGCGCACCTTGTCGACAAGCGCCATGCGCTACCTCCTCTAGGCTACGGGCAGATTCTCGGCGGCATCGTCAACGGCGCGATCCGCAGCGATGTCGGACTGGGCAACGACGCTCGCGGCGGCAGCGGCAGCGCTGACGTTCTTGACCGTCACATAGGCCGGGTCGAGATTCGAGATGTCGAGCACTGCGAAGCTAGTATTGTCGTATGCGCGACCCGCGGCGTGCTGGACGAGCTTGAAGGTTCGCGCGTCGTCAAGGAAGTGGACGGAGTCATCGAAGATGATGGCGCCGTTGCGCTTTCCGCCGACTGCGAGCGTGTAGTCCTCGATGACACCGAGGACGGCGGTGCCGGACTTTACGACGTTGGACTTGATGACCTCGGTCGGGAACGGGAACAGGTCTCGGACGTAACCGCCGACCTCGGGAGCGAGCACGGTGGTCGCCGGCATCACCTTGGTCAGGTAGTCGACAGTGTTGACGAGCAGCACGACGCTGTTGATGTCGCGCATCTTGCCCTTTTCGGTGAGCGCGACCTTGGCGACGAGCTTGCCGTAATCGGCAGGCGCGAAGGACGTGACGGCGACCTTCTCCTTGTCCGGGTAGCCGGTCGACTGGTTGAAGTCGCCGTTGGGGTTCTTGGTCGCACCGATGGGCATGTTGACGCCGGTGCCGTTGACGATGGCATCCTCGAGGCCGTAGCCGAGTGCCTCGGCCATGACGGCGCGGATGAATGCATCGAGGAACACTGGGCCCATATCGAGAAGGTCAAGCGGGATGATGCAAAAAGCGGTGTACTTGGCCTGAGTGATGTCGAGGACCTTGAGCGCGCCCTTGATCTCTTGGGTGATCTTCTCGTCGATCTCACCCCAAGCGCCCTTCTGCACCGTGGAATCGTTGATGATCCACTTGGTCGAGTAGCCGGCATTGGCGAATCGAATCTTGCTGAGCAGCGGACGGGTCTCGATGAGGTAGCGCAGGACGTCCTCGATGACGGTCTCGGGCATCAGGTCATCGACGTTCTCATCTTTGAGGATGTCGATGAAGGACTGCTTGGACTCGGCACCCTTGAGCGCCTGGGCGATGCCGGTGTACCACGCGGACTCCTTGGCGGTCAGCGTGCGGTAGCCACGGTTCGCCAGGACCTGATCGTCCTTGGACTGGCTGTAGAGGTCGAAGTCGGCGCGGATGGATTCGGCGATCTCGTTGCCGAAAGCATCCCAGGCGCTCTCCATCTGCTTTGCATCACCGGACTGAAAAGCCTCGGCGATCTTGGAAGCGCTCTTGGTGGTCTTGATAAGGCTCATTGAGTCTCCTATCTATTTCGTTCTAGTTGGCGAAAAGGCTCGTGAATGCGGCAATGCCGCCGGCAAAAGCCTGCTTCTTGTCGGGGTCCTTCTCAGGGTCCTCGGGCTCGTCATCGGGCTCGGCGTCATCGTCGCCGTCCCCATCGCCCTCGTCATCATCCGAATCGGAATCGCCGTCATCGGCGCCGGAATCGTCATCGGTATCGTCCGGATCGTCATCGTCATCCTTGGCGGCGGCACGATGCTCGACGGATGCCATGACGAGCGCCATGAGCGAATCACGCGCGCCCTGGGACGCCTTGTCGCCGCTCTCGAATGTCTCGATGGCGGTGGCAAAGCCCATATCGACGGCGTCCGCCGGGCTGATCCACGTCTCGGCATCCATGAGCTCGGTGAGCTCGTCCTCGGTGATGGAGACGCGCGCCATATAAGCAGACTTCGATGCGCTCGTGATGGTATCCATATCGTCGGCGAGCTTGCGCAGGTCGGCAGCATTGACGCCCCATGCGCTCGTCCAGGCGTTATGGATCATCAACAGCGATGCATCCGACATAAGGCGCTCATCGCCAGCCATGAAAATCACGGACGCGATCGAGCAGGCGAAGCCGTCACAGGTAGTGCGCACGCGCGCCTTGTGTCGGCGAAGCGCCGAGTAGATGGCAAGGCCCTCGGCGACCTCGCCGCCATAGGAGTTGATGTGCACGTTGATCTGGGACACATCTCCGAGCTCGTCGAGCTGCTTGGACAGCTTAGAAGCTGACATGGCGTCATCGTCCCACCAGCACGAGCTGATATCACCGTAGATGTCGAGGTCGGCAGTCGTGCCGTCCTCGGAGGTAGTGAGCTGGAAGTATTTTTTCACTAGATTTCACCCCCTTGATTCGCATCGCGGAGTACATCCTCAACGGCGCCAAGATTCTTGGTGATGAGACGCTTGTTGGCGAGGTCATCGCCGACAGGCTCGTAACCGAGTGCCTTGAGCACGTCGTTGATAGTGAAAACGCCGTAGGACACCAGCTGCGAAGCGGATGCCGCGGCATCGAAGATGTCGATATGCTTGATGGTGGTCGTGTCGACCTTGACCTTTGAGCCGGCCATGATTTCGCCGGGCTTGAAATTCTTTCGCGTAACCTCGTCCGAAATCATCTTCGCCTCGGGGTCGACCGAGAACGTCAACATCGTGTTGACGAGGTCGCCCATGTTGGTCATGTCGCCGTACATAACAGATTTCGGGACCTTAAATGCGATGGCGGCGCTGTCGTAAATCTCTTTACGTAGATCTGAGATATCGGTGGGCTCGACTGCGTTCTCGACCTTGACCGGCTCAAGGTGTGAACCCTTGGTCTCGAAATATACCGAGTTGGCATTTTCGATAAAGGTCTTGAGATTGCGCTTGAGCATGGCCTCGGTCTCGTCCTCGTCCTTGAGGCTACCGGTAAGACCGCGCTCCATAACGAGCTTATATTTCTGGCCTGATGTCGCCTTGTATGCCGCCATCGCCGCCGCCATCAGCGTCGAGTACGAATCGAGCATGCTCTCGACGTAGCACGAGATGTTCTTGTCGGCGAGCTTGAAGAACATACATTCGTTCGCGCGGTACTTCCTGATCAGGTTGGCGTTGCCGACGACGATGCCGCTGAAAATATCCTGTTCTAGCGGATGCTCCTCGCGGCTGTAAGAATCTGCGACATAGAAACTATCGCCGACAGGCACGACGAGCGCGTCACCGCGCATACAGAGTCGCTCGACAAGCTCGCACCAAAACTGTGCGGCATTCTGATTGTTGTTTGGCTCGACGTTCAGGCGATACCAGAGGTCATCGTTGACCTCCTTGCCGTTCTCGTAGACGCGGAACAGGCACATCGCAAGCGCGTTGGCCTTGTACGAGATGGCGGTCGCAAGCGCAATCGCCTTGAAATAGGTGGCGGCGGCAAGCTCAGACTCGACGCAACTGCCGGTGGCAGGCTCAATCTCAGCCTGCGTCACGCGCAAGCCGAGAAAATCGATGGCTTTCAAACAGCCTCCCCTCTAGAAGGTCATGGTTGGGATGATTTCGATTTCCGAGGTATCTGGCAGGCGGTCGGCTACCGTGAATGCGGCGGCGAGCGCCATGAAGCCATCGGTCTTACGCGATTTCGGCTCGATCTTGTCGTAGCAATAATTTCCATGCGCGGCGGCGGTGAGCTTAACGTTATTCGCGTACCAGCGCATCATCGGATCGTCTCCCCAGGCGATGCGGTGGTTGATGAGCGCAGAGTTGACGATGGGCTGAATCTGCATCAGGTCGGAAGGACGCACGAGCTTGACGGTCTTTTCCTTCGCGGAAAAGCCGATCGAATCGAGCTCACGCATGAAGGTCGCATGCCGGTATGAGTCGATGGCGCCCTCTTGGATGTCGTAGGTCCCCATCTGCTCATAGAGCCAATCAGTAACGAGGCTCGCGTGAATCTCGACATCGTCGACGTACTCGAGCAGGTCGCGGCGCGCCCACTCGTCGAGCGGCGCCTTGATACGCGCCAAGTCCTTTGATGCACGGCAGACCCATGAGTGCTGGATTGCGAAATACTCGTCACCGTCGCGGAAAAGCAGCACCGCTGCAACGAAGTCCTGTGTCTTTGCGAAGTCAATGCCGAAAACACAGGTCATGCCCGAGAGATCTGGCAGCTCGCGTGATGCGGCCTTGAGGTTGTCGTAATCGGTGAGCTGGTAATCTGGGTTTCCGGCAGGCAGATTCATGCGCTTTGTCATGAAGTCGGCGTTGCCTGCTGGGTTATCGAGAAAGTCCTGATACTCCTGCTCGATCTGGCTCACCAAAACCGGCAGATATGGCAGGCTCGGGTTCGCCTTGACCCAGTTGCGCTTGTCTGAGACCTCGTCGGCAGTGTCGAGCTTGAAGATCAGCGGCAGGAATCCGTTGTCGGGAATCTCGCCGGAGAGGATGCGGCGCGACTTATCAAGCAGGCTGTCGAGCACGCCGTCGCGCACATCGCCATCGGTCGTGATGTACAGGCGCCGCGGATGCGGCTTCTTGCCGAGACCGGTCGTAAAGACCTTGATGTTGTCGAAGTTCTGGTAGGCGTGCACCTCGTCGAAGATGACCATACCGGAGCGCAGGCCGTCCTTCGACTTGGGGTTGTCGGTACGGTACTTGATGCGCGAGTTGGTCGACCGGCAGACGATCTCTTCTTTGTTCCACCGGAAACCTTTTTGAAAGCGCCGGCGCTGACCGGAGTTCTCGAGGATGTTCCAGATGTCGTCGAAAGAGGTCTTTGCCTGGTCCTCTGAGTTGGCGCAGATATCGACATCGTAGTCACGAATTCCGTTGACCTTGGTGGTCGAGCAGAACGCGACGAAGCTGCAAAAGCCGTTCTTGCCGGCACCTCGTCCCATGTATGCGAGCTCCTGGGACCAGCGAGGTGTGCCGTCCTTGTTGAACACGCACATGAACAGGGCGAAAGCGAAAAGCTCCCAGGCGAAAAGCTCGAATGGAAAATACTTCTCGTAATGCCTGTATTCGGCAAGGCGCTCGGTGTCGATTATCAGTTCCTCATCGGCGAAAACTCGCCGGAGGTGCGCCATGAGCTGATGCTGCTCGGCGCATGCCCTGACCTTTCCAGTCTCGACCATGCGCATGTAGGTCGTGATCTCGGGACAGTTGATGCGCTTATGCCGCCGCGCTCGTGCGCTAGAACTCACCCTCGCCGTCATCCTCACGGCGCTCGGGGACTACGAGCTTGCAACGCGCGGTCACGGTGAGACCGAGCGAGGATGCGCACGCCTGCGCCTGCTTAAAGGCGCGGTCCTGGGCGATCTGCAAGTTCTTGATGTTGAGCGGGTCGTGCTCTTCCATCAGATCTGAGGTATATCGCTCGTACAGCGATTCGGATACGACATATCGCGCGAGGCAGTCGGCATCGGGTTGCCCGAAATTGTCGGGCATGAGCGCCGACAACATCTCGGCGTAGCGATTGAACTCGTCCCTGATCTCAGGCCACTTGTCGAGGTAGCCCGGCGGCGACACGCCGCGCAGCGCGACCGGCACGACCGACTCGGTCGCCTTGCGGCGCTCCTTCTCAGCCTTGGTCAGATGCGACTTGCCGCGCGCGGTCAGCACGTCGACCGGCTGCTTGTTTCGTCCGGCCATCCGCACACCCCCTATCGCTGATTTTCAAAAACGGAATTTAAAATCCTCTGTCCTATACACCCCCCCGTTGTTCGCCCCCTACGGAATTAGGGGCTATGGGGAGCTGGGGGCCTGCTATGCGTCAGTCCCAGCGCTCCTTGGTCACGGGCTTACCCTTGGGCTTGTGCCGCGGACCGTCGAAGCGGCCATGAGCGGCGTTGTGACACGAGTTACACAGAGGATGCAGCACCTCGCGCCTCATCCCATCAGGCAGCTCGACATAACGAGTGAGCGCCATGCCAGGATGGGAATGCACGTGATACTCATGGTGCACTGTGTCGGCTCTCACGTAGATGCCGTGGTCCGCGCACTCCTCGCACTCAAAGCCGTGGTCCTCAAGGACCTCATGCCTCAGTGCTTTCCACTCAGGCGAGTTGTAAAAGACATAGATCTTGTCATCGGCATAGAGCTCGCGAATCCATGACGCGAGCGGCCTGTCGCTCGGGACATGCACGGCGCACCTCTAAGACAAAAGAAAAGGACCGATGGCTGCTGTTACCCATCGGTCCCTCAACTACCACGATCCTCACCAGCGCGCCCCCGCGCTGTGGTTGCGCATCGAGCAGGGTCAGACTGTCTCAATGCGCGAATCGCAATGATATCTATAACACTGCGAAGCGCAGTCATACCGGCTCACATCGGCTCAATGTGGCTCACATCGGCTCAACTTTTGAGATAGTCGGCGTTGAGCCCGATGCTGCCGGACATGGCGCCGAGACCCACGCCGTCGATTGCATGGCGCAGGCCGATGCTGTCGATGGTGTCTAGAGCCATCATCGCCCGGCGCTTGGCAGTCGCAGGCGAGACGTGGCACACGGCACCGCATGACACCCACGTCTCGGCGTTCAGATAGCGCCAGAACAGCACATCGGCGTATTCGCTACCAAGTACCGCAGAGACTCCTTCTCGTCCGTTCCTGCCGTAAATGAGAGCCGCACAGAGGTTAAGGAGCTTGGTGTCCTCAGCGAGACGGGCACGCATCATCGATTCGTAGTCGACGATAGCGATTGACGCAGCCGTGCCGTTGACGTCCTTGGTGGCGCCGCGCCCGCCTCCGGAGATTGATGACGAGCCGCCGAGTGTGCGGTGGCGCATGCGCTCAAGCTGCTTTGCCGCATGGTCGCGCTCGATGGCGGCGCTACGTGCGGCCTCGAACAACTCGCGAGCATCCTTGAAATCGTCTAGCACAGCCCGACTCCTTTGCGAATATCGCGGGTTTTCAACAGCTCAAAAAAGTTTTCAACAGAGAAAGAACCAAAGAGAGGACTTCCTTGTGAAGTTGACTCCCGACGCCCGGCACGTCTCGTTAATAACGAGCCGTGCGTCGGCGTTTCTTTTATTTTATTATATTTTATTTTATTACAAGCAACGCTTAAGCGTTGCTTTAGCTTTGCTTTGTTGAAAGTTTCAGCAGGTAGATTAGGCATTTTCACTCCCCTCTTTTCGCGATTTGCCACCGACTGCTGCACTGGCTCTGCGCTTGCCGAAGTACAGTGCCGACTCGTCCACTACAGGCGATTTTATTGCACCGTCCCCGAACATCTGTATGAGTCCACATTCGGACAGATCCTTGAGGAATTGTCCCAGGGCGCTCAGGTTATCGCCAAACCAGAGCTCGTCTGCCAAGAGGTACTGGCTCTCGGTATCGAGCACGTCGATGACGTGGCCCTCCTCGGCGGCAAAGCGCTCAAGCAGGCGCATGAACCTGCCGTAGCCGTCCGGCCCACATCGCCTGATGAAGCGACGGCAGGCGGTCGAGTCGGCGAGATGCGCTTCGTGTGTGAAATACTTGAGCGGAGCGGCGGCGGCAGCTTCTATCTCAGCCTGTGTGACCTTTCTCCTTGCCATCGGGCAATCTCCTAGTCCTTACGTTTTCTTTCCTCTAGATCGGCGTGCCTCTTTGCTCCCCATTTCGGATGGATGGCGATGCATTCGGGACAACGCTTTTGGTTTTTGGCGCGAGCGGGAAACTGCTTGCCGCAGACACAGCAGGTGACAAGCAGTTTTACAGTGCGCTCACCGTGTGCCTTGAGTCCTTGCGCACGGCACTCGGGGCACGTCTTTCGGTAACGGTTCTGATAGTCGGCACCTTTGCTCGGGTCCGGCAGGAATGTCTTGCCGCAGACGCCGCATGTCCTCGGCACCGACAGCTCGGCCTTGTGGATGCCGGATGCGAGCTCGCACAGCGCCACGCATTGCCTGAGCGATTCGGCATCGTGCCAGTCAGGTGTGTCGGTTGAGTTGATGCGAGCCATCAGGCGATGCGGTACGGCGACGAGGTTTTCAGGCTGGCAGTTGAATGGGTTCTTGTCCGCACAGACGATGTCGTATCCATCGGGAATCGAGCCATGCACCTCTCGGTAGACGATGTAGTGCTTGAACTCCCAATTGTCTTTTGACATCGGTACAACCGGTTCTTCGCGCACCTTGACCAAGATCCCCCCCCCTGGTGCGCCGCTCGAAGCCGATGGGCTTCCGCGGCCTGCCGCCGCCAGGGCGACGAGGCCGCATCTGCCGACCGTTGTTCGCGCGCCACACGTTGACCTGACCGCGCGACAGCGGAAAGCCAAACTCGGCCTCGAATTGCTCTGACAGCGCCGGTACGGCCTGACCAATATCGTGCTCGTTCATCCAGGCGTTGTAGGCGGGCTCGCGCGCCCAGATGATGCGCTTGGTCATGGTGTCGGGCGCTTTATCGCGCGAATGCCTGAGCCCGAGCTTATAGGCCTTTTGCGCGAGCGCGCCGGCAGTCGGGCGCCGCCCGAAACGCTTCTCAAATTGGTCGAGCAGATGCGGAACATGTTCCTTGGCATAGTTCTCGCGAATCCACTCGATCTCTTCGTCGGTCCAGACTCGACCTCCCATTAGAGCAGTCCCTTGGGGATTGTTGCTGTGGCACCGAGCTGATGCTTGAGCTTGATGACGTCGGCGGTCAGGTGTCCCGAGTCGATGATGGTCTCGGCGATATCCTTGACCGCCTTGGCGCGCTCGATCTCAGCCTTGAGCGCATCGGTGTCGGATGGGTCGATACTTTCAAGGCGCTCGAGCTGACGGAAAAGGGGCGCGTTGATGTCCATTGACATGATTTCTGTCCTATCTCGTGGTGTTGATGCTTAGAGGTGCTTGATGGAGCGGTTGCCGTAGACGAGCGAGCACCAGTCCTCGCCTCGGCGCTCTTGGTAGTCCTCGCATATGGTGGTGTCGCGGACGGCGCGGAGATACGGATCTGGATGCTTGCACCAAGACCTGTCGTATCTCTCGCGCCACCAACGGCAGGTCTCGCAGCAGGGAGCAGGCACGGGCATTACCGGTTTTTCGACCAGTCGCGGAAGCGCTCGATGCAGTCGATGGCCTTGTTGAGGTCGCCCTTGCAATCGCCCTTGTATGCCCAGCGCCAGAGATATTTGAAGGAATTCGCCCACCAGAAAATGACCATCGGCGGCATCGCCATACGGGTCGCCCTGGCGAGCATAGCCGCAAGCGCCATGTCGCAGGTGATGAAGCCGTCGCCGCGGTAGTGCTCGGGAATGCTCTCAAGCCGTTCTTCGTTCCTGTGGTCGATGCTCTCGATGACGCCGTTGATGGTCGTAACCCAGGAGCGCATGGCGCACTCGGGTACGGACACGTTGCCATCCGAGCGGTCCTCGGCCTCGTCGACGAAGTTGAGGTAGGAATTGATGCCACCGAGCGCGCACTTGAGAGTATCGCGCTCGGTCTTGGTAATGAATCTAGGCACGGTCGGGCTCCTTGTATTTCTCGCAGGTATGGGACGGGTTTACGCTCATGACGGACTTGTCGACCGAACAGTAGAGGTTGCCCGGACTGTCGGGATTGGCGGGCGGCGTGAAGGTGTACGGCGCAGCAAAACGGCACATAGAGCACGTCTTTGGCGCCTCGGTCTCGGTGATTTTCTCGTCACTCATCGGCGTTTGCCTTTCTTCTTGGGGCTCTTGGTATTTCGGCGCGATCGCTTGAGCGCCCTCTCTCGCGCGCGGTTGGCCTTGCGCTCGGCATTCACGGCATCTTCGGTAATCTCTCGCCAATCGTCATCGCTGCGGTTGAGCATGGCGAAGAATGCGGCAGGGTCAACGGGCGTGTAGGTGGCGCGCAGCGGCAGTGGTGTCGCGGACATGCTCGCAATCCTGTCGGCAGCTGAGTCCATCGTGTGACCGAGCGCAAGCGCATCATCGTACACGCGCTCGACCGCATCGATGAAATCAGGCCCAATCGGCAAGATAAGCTCGCCTTTGTCGAGCCAAATGGATCCACTGAAAACGCCATCGCGCCTAAACCGCTCGACGAGGCGCATGCTCAGCTCCCGTGCGCTCATGATGCGCTCCGTCACTCGTAGCCCTCATCATCGCCGCGCGATTTGGCGTTCACGAGCAAAAGGGCGACCGCGGCGAATCCAATGGCGAATGCCGTGATTATGACCGGCACGTACCAGAGGAATGCCAGGTGCGCGAAATAGCAGACCACGGCGGTGATGACCGTGATGGCGATGAGCATGACGATCGAGCCGAGCAGCGCAGCCAGGATGCACAGCAGCTTGGCAAGGCGCTCGAAGTTGCGACGGCACTCGGGGCGCATTAGCGCTCACCTCCCAGGGCGATGACCTGAGCGCGGCGATGCTTGGACAGGCCACCGACGCGGCGGTTGTCGGCGATGGAGTTGGCAAGCATGAACTCCCTGGCTCGGTTGGGTCCGATGCCGGGGATTGCGCGGATGAACTCGAAAACCTTCATGCGCCGCATCACGGGCAGCTCGATTGCCGCGGCAACGGAGAGATTCCCTTCCTTCATCTCGCGCTTGAGGCGCATCCTCGTCCTGCGCGTCTCGATTGCTTTCTGCGATGCGGCGGAGCGCTCCTCTTTGGTCAGCAGCGGGATCGGGTTGGGTATGCCTTTGCCCATCTCGTCCATCTCGGTAAGTGCGTCGATTTCGGCATCCGACAGCTCGTCGAACTCGTCCATTTCGTCCTCTTTCTGGGTATAAGCAAATAACTCGTTCTTATTTGCTTGGTGGTTGTTAATTAACGTGTTTTTCGTATGTCTAACTGGGGTTTTCCAGATTGTTGAATTGTTGAAAACTAGTCCATTGCAACTCCATTGCAACCGCTATTTCGGGCTGTTTTGGGAGTTTTCAACAGCCTTGTCCCATGCCTTGAGGCCGTCACTGAGTTTGCTCTCCGCCTGCTCCAACTTGACTATGAGCGCCGTATAGGACAACACATCGTCCTGATGGACGGCAGATAGCTTTCGGTACATAACTATTAGGTCGTTCTCTTTCTTGGTGAGCTGTGCGGGCTTCAACTAAACACCTCCTTGAATCGCCTTGTAGAACGTCTCTGCCGCCGCCATGTCGCGGCCTTGCAGCATGTGACCGTAGATTCGGATCGTGATTGCCGGTGACGAATGCCCAAGGCGCTCGCTGAGCGTCACCACGTCGATGCCGTGCGCCAAACACCAGCTGGCATGCGTGTGGCGCAGTGTGTGGAATGTCGCCTGTCGGTCGAGGTCGAGCTTTTCGACCAAACGTTTGAACCAGCTGCTCAGGGTCGATGGTCTCGCCCACGTGCCGTCGATGCTCGCGATGCCCATGTCTCGGGCGCTGCCCTTCTGGGTCTCGTGCCAAGCCATGAATCTCGCGATGACCTCAAGCTCCTCAGGGACGAGGGATATGTTTCGCCTTGAGGTCGAGCTCTTGGGCTTCTCCTTGCGGTAAGGGGCCTCGTTGCCCGGCTCAACCACCGTGCCGCCGATGTGGATATATCCGCGCTTTTGGTACACGTCCTTGGGTCGCACGGCGCAGACTTCGCCGCAGCGCGCGCCGGTGTGGAGCGCAAGCCAGGCTGCAAAGGCGTTACGGCGCTCGATATCGCCCACCTCCACCTCAAAGCTAACGATCGGGTCGAGGTAGGCGTTGAGGATTGCTACATCGTCCTCCTCAAGCGCGATCGCCTCGTCCTGGTCTCGGTATGGCTTGACGGCGGCGAGCAGCGGGTTGGTCTCAACGAGCCCAACACTCACGAAGTAGCGGTAAGCGCCTCGAAGGAATTGATAGACCGCATTGACAGTGTTTGGGCTCAGCTGCTTTCCGTCGCGCGAGCCGTGGCGCAGCAGCACTCCGTTGAACCGGGTGAAGTCGAGAGCCGTGAGCTCGTCGGCACGCTTGCCGCGCAGAAACCGGGTGATGTAGCAGCGCAGAAATTGGCGCCACTGCTTCACCGAGTTGGGGCTCGCGCCGTTGAGCTCACGCATCTCGATATAGTCGGCGAGCATGTCGGTGAGCACCGTGGAGCGCACGCGACCGTCCGCCGTGAGGTCCGATGCCCAGATCGCCGCAGCAACTCGAGCATCGGCCTCACTGGTTGCCTCAGGGAAAGAGCGGTAAGCCTGAATCTTCTTGCCCTTGGAGTCCTTGCCAAGATATATTCGGCTGTACCAGACACCGCGCGAGTCCTGCTTGACTGGGACCGTTGCAGCCATGGTCAGTCCTCGGGCTTGGGGGCAGTCGTGCCCCTGATCAGAATGCTCGCCAAGCAGACCAGCGGGTCGACCTCACTATTGCTAAGGTCGATATTCTTTTTGCTGAGGTTGACAAGCGCGTCACATGTCTCGGCGATCAGGCTGTAGCACATGCCGCACGTCACGGCAGCGGCAGCGTCTTTCAGCGGCGGTAGATTGTCTGCCGAAAAATCCCTCGCGGCGACGGCAATCGTATTGCAGTTCGAGATAAAGAGGTCGCTACTGGCAGTCATCATCGCTCACCTCGATTTGACCGACGCGCAGACCGCGGATGATTGTCGGGATAGTCTCAATGTCGAGCGACTGGTCGCGATTCATATTCTCAATTGAGGCCTTGAAGGTATTCTCGATAATGTCGCAGACGAGCTCGCGCGCATCGTGCGGGGCATCACCCATCTCCATGCCTGCGATCTCCTTGCAGAGAGCATCGCAGGTCGAGGTGACGGCATAGGCGATCTCGGGATACTTTACCGGCGTGCCGTCCTCAGCCTTGATTGACGGCATGCACAGGCAGGCATCGGCACCGACCGTGAGAATCAGTCCCAGGATATAGTCGGTCGTGAGAGTCATAATTTGATAACTCCTTTGTTTGTGTTTGCCGGAATGGGAACGTTTGTTCCCATGACCTGAACAATTTCTGCCGGACTGTCGACCGGCACGATCTTGATATGGACGCCGGGGTTTTGCCTGTCGATGGCGACCATGGGTATAACGGTCAGCCACTTTTGCGAATCGTCCACGATGGCGCCGGCTCCCACGCTCTTGCTGCCGCGCGGGCGGCTCAGGCCGTCGAGCACCCATTTGAGACCGCCGTAAACATTGGGAATGTCTCGGCGGCGGTCGCGCTCGATGAATGTGACGTAGACGAGACAATGGGTCTCAGGCGGTCTCCAAGCCGCCTGCCGCATGGCGAGCGATGCATAATCGGCAACTAGAGTCACGTTCTCACGCTCACGCGCGGCACCGGTATAGCGGGACGTGTTGACGGCCTTTATGTACTCATTCCAGCCGTCAACGTGAGTACGCTCGCCTTTGGGACTGAGCCGGTTTGACGGCACAAAGAACTCGAGTGGCCTCATACGAATCGCGATCCGCAGCACGAGCAATAGACATCGTCGCAAGAGACCTCTTGGTTGCACTCGCTACACGTGAAAATCACTGTATCGTTGACAAAATCTTTCATCATGTCCTTGCTCGCCGTGCGCTCGGGCCTGTAGACCTTTCCGCTGGTAACTTTGATAAAGTCAGGGTCGCGCGCACAATCGATTTCAATTGAAAGCTCAGTATCGTCCAGCGCCTGCTTAATCTCGTCATCCGTCATTCCCATACTCCAATCGCTCGCTTGATTCGCTCGGCTATCAGGGCGCAGCTCGCGCCGGTCGCCACGGGATCAGGAATGTCCCCGAGCGCCGACAGGTCGCCCACGAGCTTTTCAAGCGCATCGAGGTCGGCTTTTACGTAGCTCGCGCCCTCGTACTGGATGATGTCGGGCGAGCCGCCGTCAAATGCAAGCCCGGAGATGGACAGCGCTGTTGTTGCACGATTTGGAGGCATTCTTTTAATCGCAATGCGACCGTTATCGACCTCTTTGTAGCCAGAGCCGGTGGAGTCGACATAGACCTTGTCTTTGTAGAGAATCACGCTTGGGCTGTCGGTGTCGCCGTCGAGTGTCGGTAGCGACAGAATGTTCTTTCTACGCTCCATAGATCTTGTCCTCCAAGGCATTGACTCGGCGCTTGAGCGTGTCGATCTCGCCGCGCATCTTGATAATTCGGTACCTGCTCGTCTCGACAATCGCGTAAATCGGCTCGAGGGTCTTTTTGAGCACGATGAGGAAAACCATTGCCGTCACTGCCGCCGCCGCACTCACGACTGAGCAGATCATTGAGAGCACACCTGCCGGCACACCCAGATAAAGCGCAATCACGACCAAAACGGCAATCGTCGCGAATGCGAATGCGAAGCTGTCAACAACTAAAGATTTCATCTATCTCCTATCCCCACCACTCGCGCATCGGCGGTGATGGATGCTTGTGATTGGGCCAATCGGACTCTTGCACGGTCGGCATCGTGTCGTTGCCTGTCAGGTGAAGGAAAAGATTGACGATGCCAAAATCGGTCTCGACTGGCTTTTCGCTCTTAAATGGGGCTCGTCGAGCCGTCGTTTTTGGGAAATGCGTACTCACTGAAAATCCCTTCCGCACCGATGACCTGGACGGCATTTACGTGAACGCATCGCACGTCTCCAGTCTCAAACATCACGATCGCTCGCGGGTGAGACTCTTGTCCTGCCGGAAAGCCGTTGATAAGAGGCGAGGCCGGATGGGTCCAGGCCTCAACCGCGAAGTCAATGAGCAGCGCCCGCGCCTTTTCGCCCGGCATCTCGCTCACGTAACATGGAGTCAGTTGGTTATTCATAATCAGTCCCCTAAAATGTTTTGCCTGATGAAAGCGGTGGTCCGCTCAGCGAATGTCCAGGCATCTGATACCACGGTCTGTCGCTGACTGCCGGGACATGCCCTCGCGTATTTCGTGGCTCTAAAATCGAATCATCGATAACAGCATTGATTTCTGTGATAAAAGAGCCAGAGTAGTCTCTGTAGCCAAAGCCTGAATTGCAAAGACTTTGGCGCGACTCGCGAGCGCATGCGCACTTCTTGGCATCGTCCTGATTGGCGAATGCAATGACAGGCTCATTCCAGGCGTCCTCCCACTCGCCCCCGCAGTCATTGACGAGATAGAGCTTGACCTTGCGTTTGCCTGTCGGCTTGGCGTGCCGACCGCTGTATGGGTCGATAAGCTCGGCGAGTCGATAGACAGAATCCGCTGTGAACCAAGGGTTGTAATCAGAGTCAAGGCCAAGCACGCGCTCGACCTCATCTGGGCAAATCAGGTCGAATTGATCAGATTTCTTAACATTCAGAATGCGCAAGTTCTCAGCCACCATATGGCGCAAAGCATTGCTAATCATCAGCTTCACCGACTCGATCGCCACAAGAGCTAATGAGATCAGCCAACTGATAGACGGACTCTGCTGTGTACAAGCAATCACCATCAGTTTCAAGACCGAGAACGTCTTCGACATCGCCCCGATAAATCATGTCGAAAGAGTCTGATTCTCTGACCGGCAAAATCCGCAAGCACTCAGCGAGCACATGGCGCGACGACCCGTTAATCATCTTGACGCTCTCCACTTTCACACTGCTCGTATCGGTAATCATTTCGCCCTCCTATTCCATGCTTCGACAGCACGTTCTTTCGTTTCGTATGCCGGAAGCGGCACGGCCTGCATATGACAGCGTTCATTGCCACAGCATTTCACCGAATAGCCTGACCAGACCTTATAAAGCTCAGCACTGCCTCCGCAGAACGGGCATGGCTTAAGCTTAATTTCGCTCATTCGTCCACCACCGCCCTGCTCGTGACTAAGCATCTTTGTCCTCCTCGTACTCGCAAAATCGGGTGCCACGGACGTTTTCGAGCAGAGCGTATACATGGTTCGTACAGTTCAGCCTGTTGGTATGCTCAAGGTATCTAGCAGAGGTGCATCTTGGTTCGCCGTGATAGCCAACGCATTTGGCACACGTGGCACAAGTGGGAATCCTGAGCCTGCGATGATTGATAATCATGCGCTTAATCGGATTAGTCATCAGCACTCCTTTCTAGCCACACAGAGACACTCCTTACTAACTATCTGCCTCTCACCTAAAAACTCCGCTCCGCATTCCGGGCAAAACTTAGGTACGAATGCCCCCATGTCTCCAAAGCCGATGTACTCCCAAAGCCGACCGTGCCATCCACAATCAGAGCATTCGAAAAAGCCGTCTTGCATCGGCTGAGTCGGGTTGAACGGGTCCGGCTGGTGCTTAACCAGGTCTTTGCAAGCTGGCACGTCTATGAGATCAGCGATGTAGTCATAAGGGCATTCCCACGGATTGAGGCACTCGGGATAATCGATATCCAGCACCTCAAACAGTTCTTCGACAGACCAGTTAGGCTCGGAGCCGTCTGGATGCAGCAGCGAACATTCAATCAAGTCAAACTTTTCGCGCAGCTTACTCGCAATCCTGCGGCGCACATCATTCATCATCTGTCACCACCTCTGCACCGCAGTAGGGACAGAATCGGAATGGAATCTCAACCTGAGTATCTTTGCCAAAGGAGTGCGCCATAAACGGTCTGCGCGTGAATGTCTGACCGCAATTCGAGCAGGCGTAACCGATCCGCTCGGGTGTGCCATAAAAGGTGCAGGTGGGACGGTCAATCAAATCGGCCAGGCGATAGAAAAGCGCACCACTCTCGCCGCATTTGACTGCTCTGGTAATCTCCAACAGATAGACTGCCGCCGCGAACAGTTTGCCCTGCGGAGGCTTCTCGTTGTCCATCTCCTTGCGGCGATGGCGCAACCTTGCGGCGATCTCACGGCGCTCATTATCGGCAATCGCTTGTCGAGCGCCAGTATTCTCACTGCTGGCGCTGCTCGGACGCTGTTTGTATTTCTCGCACGCACCGTGTTCCAGGCTTCCAATGCAGAATCCGTCGAGCTTGCAGATGCTGCCGTCGAGCCTGGCACATGTCGCGCAGGTCTTTTTGTTTTCATTGTTAGTCATTGACGAGCTTCTTTCCACAGAACATGCAGTACCTGATGTGCTCGATGTGCCCCAACGCTGTTACGTTGGCGGTCATGCTGTCACAAATCGACGTGCCGTCAGAAATACTGAGCTCTGTATCGGTATCGATTTCGACCTTGACCGTCGGCTCGCCATCGTAGCCGCGCATCATGGTCATAGTCCCAATTGGTGCCGCGAAGTAATCGCGATGCGGAATGTTGTACACAGGTGCGACTTTTGGTCCGTCGCAGAAAAAGCAGCTCATTCGATACCACCTTGCAATTTGCATCCGCAATCAGGACAGTACGTTGCATCACTCATGTACAGCGCGGCGCACATACACTCAGAGCAGGCCGTGCGACCGTCTTTATCTACGATGAGGTGGCCTGTCCGCTCTCTCATCCACCTACTGCCGTCACCGTCGAGCACGACAACGTCAGCGGTCGAGCGATATGGAAGATGCTGCTCACTAGCGCTAGTCATTGACAATCTCCACTCCACAGTAGGGGCAATACTCAAACCGAATTTCGTTGGGCCACTCGCCGCCGCATTTCTCGCAAATGAAAGAGTTGTCGTCGTACATGATGTTGCAAGTGAGTGGCGGGTCAATCAGGTCGGCAAGGCGGTGCATTACGCCACGCCAACTCGAATCCTCGGCGTCTGTAATCCTGGCGAGCGTGCGTTGCAAGCTCTCGCCATCCAGCGAGTCGTTTGCCTTACGTCGCAATTCGCCGGCGATCGCCCTTCTGTCATTCGTCGGCATTGATGATCCTCTTTCCACAGTGGGGGCAATTTATTGGCAAGCAGCCCATGACTTCGCAGAACACTCCGGCAAGCTCAGACCAAGTCAGATCTGGATTCCTGCGCATCGCATTGGCAATCGCAGTTGCAACAGGCTGCTCATCAAGCATTCTTTTAACGACAGGGCGAAGCTGGAGCTTTAATTCCTTGCGCTCTTTCTCGGTAAGGACCATCAGACCTCACCTCGAATCGAGTAGTTATACAGGTGACGGTCGTAGCTAATTCCAAGCTGCCTTACAATCTCATCAATTGAATTGGAGAATGGCATTCTCTTGACGCTCGCGACTTGCTCGGTCACATCAGCTATGTCCTTTGACAGGTCATAGCGATACACAAAGCAAAAGGCCGAGCGCCACCTTATGTCTGCGGCGTCCTTGCTCTCGAAATGCTTGATCAGGTAGGCATCGCCGCGCTTGTTAGCCAAAATAGCTTCGCGATAAATGCCCATGCCCTCCTCGATGACCTCGATTGAGGTGACCTTGAAAACGCTATCTTTTTCGGCGTAGAAACAAAAACCATCGCCTTTGCAGGTCACTCTCACTTCTCTCCCGAAGCGATTGCAACCGTTGCAGAGGTATTTATTTGCTAATGTGCGCATCGTGTAGGTCTCGTACTTGCACGAGCCTGGTATGCAATCCTCACTCATTTCGCTACCTCCTTGCTTGCTTTCCATTGCTCGAATTCCTTACGGGTCTCGTCATTGGCAAACCACTCGGCCAGCTCGCGCTTGAAGCGCTCGGCGAATTCATCAGTGCTCATAATGTCCCTCGCAAAGCTCGAGCTCGTGGCGCATCATGAGCCAAAAGGCGAGCATGATTGCACCGATCATGACAAAGATGAGCGCCATGTTGAGCACGGGCGGCAGGCTGTCGATGAAGGTACAGACCGGTTCGACCATGAGCATGAGTGCAAAGAAAGCAGCGGATGTTACAATTGCTTTGGTCATTTTGCTTACCAGCTTTCCTTTGACCGCGGCCTGGTGGTGTTGCAGCACTACTAGGCCATTTCTTTTATGGATGATCGCCACACCGTGTGACACGGCATCAGGTTGACTACCGGATGAAAGGAGCGATCCGGCTTGCCGTTGAGCCACCTTGCGATTGGCCTGCCATGGCACACGTACTAACCACTGCCAAAAGGTCGTGTCACGCGGTGTGGCGATCAGGTAGCGAGCTAAGCCGCCTCGTCCTCAAGGTCGCTTAATTCACATCCAACAATTTCAGCGACCGAGCAGACCTCCCTCCAACGCCAAGACGTTTTCCCACGCAATTTGTTGTTGAGGGATGTTGTTGAAATGTTGAGCATGTTTGCGAGCGACTTCTTGCTATTGCCGGTCTTTTGAAGCCACACAGCAATCTTTTCAGCAATCCTATCCATGTTCTCACCTCCCAGAGTGTCGTATTGGACACTACATAGTGTAGTGTCGTATTGGACACTTTTCAATAAGAAAATTGTCGTATTGGCAACTTTTTTGTTCGGCGCTAAAATATATCTAGGCAAAGGAGGTCTCGGATGTCATTCGCAAAAGCTCTCGATAGAGCTCTTAAGATAAAGGGATTGAAGCCTGCTGATATCGTTAGCGAAGAGGTGAGCGCATCGTATATATCAAAGCTTCTCTTAGGACGAATAGCTGACCCAACTTGGCAAAAGGCTCTGACGATGATTAAAGCTCTCGGCATGACCGTTGATGAATTCAGTGAGCTTGAAGCTCGATTAGAAGGTGAACCAAATAAATCATGTCTTTTGGGAAAACACTGAAACACGTGCTGGATGAGCGGGGTTTGCGCGCAATTGATCTCGCAGATGAGAGCCTGTCGACGCAGTACCTCTCAAAACTGATTACCGGCCGTACAAAAAGCCCTACATGGGATAAAGCTCTAAACATCATCGAAAAGCTTGGTATGACACCATCAGAATTCAGATCGCTTGAGATCAAATATGACGGTATGGAGCATCATAAAAGAAAAGCCCACTGAGTGGTCAAGACTCAGCAGGCTTTAGTCCAGTCCCAAACGGCAGAACGGACAATCACATTATGTCAGAAAAAGCGGTGATTTACGCGAGATTTAGCTCAGATAAGCAGCGCGAGGAATCGATTGAGGACCAAGTGCGCGTCTGTGCCCAATTCGCGGCATCCAAGGGCTTTGAGATTGTAAAGACCTATACGGACGAGGCGCGATCCGGTACCAATGCAGTCGGGCGCCCTGGGTTTCAAAAAATGATTCTCGATGCCCAGGCACAGCGCTGGACGAAGGTAATCGTCTACAAAACCGACCGTTTTGCACGCTCACGCTACGATTCCGCCGTCTATAAGGCGAAACTGCGTAAGTGCGGCGTGGAGATCGTAACCGCCGCCGAATCGGTGCCGGACGGTCCCGACGGCATCATCCTCGAATCTGTGCTTGAGGGAATGGCCGAATACTACAGCGCCAACCTCGCGCAAAACGTCAAGCGCGGGATGGAAGGAAACGCTCTCAAATGCAAGCACAACGGCGTCTCAATCTTTGGGTATGACCGTGGCGCAGATGGATACTATGCCGTCAACGAGCATGAGGCAGCAGGCGTGCGCATGGCCTTTGACATGTGCGCTGCCGGCGAGACAAAAGCCGAGATCATGCGCAGGCTCAACGGCCTTGGCTATAAGACCGTCACCGGCAGGCCGTTTAGCAACGAAGCGGTGAGCAGGCTGCTCAACTGTGAACGCTACATCGGCACCTACACCTGGGGCGATTTCAGGAAAGAAAACGGCATGCCGTCCATCATCAATCGCGACCTTTGGGACAGCGCTCATGCGCACATGGCGTCCAGAGGTCGCAAAAGGCGAGGCAAGATGAATGCTGAGTATCTGTTGTCGGGGAAGATTTATGACGCCGACGGCAATCAATTCGAGAGCGATTGCGGATATGGCGAGAACGGCAAGCAGTATCACTACTACCGCTGCCGTAAAACCAAGGTGTCGATGCGCCGTGACGAGGTTGAGGACAAGGTGATCGGCGCATGCGCGCGCCTGCTAAAGGAGAATCCAGATCTGGACGAGCGTATAGTCGACATGGTACTCGCGCGCCAGGACAAAGACGCCGAGCAGGAGATTACCGCGCGTGAAGCCCTGAGACGCCGAATAACGGACGTTGAGCGTGAGATTGATAACGCTATCGACCTTGCCTGCAAGCTCGGCTCTACGGACCGAATGGCGGTCAAAATCAACGGATTGCAAGACGAGCTCATGGCGCTCAAGGCCGAGCTCGATGAGATTAAGCGCGGAGCGCCGCTCATCGACCGAGACATGATCCTCTTTGCGCTCTACAAGATGCGCCAATCGGATGGTCCCCGCGGGATGGTCGCCGCTTTCGTCGACCGAGTGACGGTCAACGAGGACGGGAGCCTGCTGGTACAGTTCATTTTGTGCCGTTCTACCAGTGAAAACAAAAAACCCGAACCCTCCAATGGAGAGTTCGGGAAAATCAGCTGTGGTAGCCCGTACCAGATTCGAACTGGTGATCTCCGCCTTGAGAGGGCGGCGTCCTAA